GTTGCTTCGGACTTTCAAACCGATGTTGCGCAGCTTGTTGAGCCAGTTGCTAATAAGAATGATTCTAAAAAAACTAGCCGTTTTTTCGGTTCTTGGAGGGATGCTAAATGAGACGACGTCGTTTATCTAAGCGAGGTTCTCGCCGTCTTTTCCGGCGTACCTCCAACTCTCGTCGTAGAAATTTCAAAAGAGTAGGACGAGGTGGATTTAGGATTTGACATTCTGACCTAGTCCTGATACAATCGGTACAGGTGATTAATATGGTTTGTTACAATCCTATCCTTATGTACCCAGTCGAAGGAGCGATTACGAAAAATGGAAAACAACATTATAGTTTTTACGGTAGCCTTGCCACTCACCCTGAGCTTGCTGGCGATAGCCGTTTCATTCGTTGTTCTTGCAAACAATGCATCGGTTGTCGTCTCGAAAATAGTAGACAGTGGGCTGTCCGTGCTGTTCACGAAGCCCGTTCTTCGTCTTCTGCTTATTTCGTTACTTGCACTTTTGATGATTATCATTTGCCACGCAATAAAAGCTTAAGCAAGAAATTTCATCAGACTTTCATGAAAAATCTTCGTCGTGAGTATGGCAGTGGTATTCGCTTTCTCGGCTGTGGTGAATATGGTGAACTTCATGGTCGCCCCCATTATCATTACATATTGTTTAATATTAATTTTGATGACAAAATTTTTCGGTTCCGTACAGACGGTTATAACACTTATACTTCTGCTCGCTTTGCCAAAATATGGAAATATGGTATGCATCTTATTGGTGAGTTTAGCTTTGATTCTGCTGCCTATGTCGCTCGCTATATAGTTAATAAACAGACAGGTAAAAATGCTGAAGTTCACTATAAAGGTCGTACGCCTGAGTTCATACTGGCATCCAATCGTCCCGGTATAGGCGGAAAATGGCTTGAAGAGCATGGTGAAGAGTGTTATGCTAATGATTTCGTTGTCATTAATGGTAAGAAGATGCGTCCTCCTCGTTATTACGATAAGAAATTCGATGAAACGCATCCTCACTGGATGGAGTATATTCGCAATAACCGTATTGAGAAGATGCTTCATAACTTAGAGAACAATACTTATGAGCGTTTGGTTGACCGATGTCGCGTTCAAGAAGGCAAATACAAGCATTTTTTGGGTAGAAAGCTTGACAAAGTGTTATGACCGTGTTATCATTAAGTCAGAAACGAGGTGATGCCTATTAGTGAACTCGAAGCTGTTAATAATTTCTGCGCTAAGCGTAATATTCCCTTCAGTTACTCTTTTCGCGGTAGCAAATATGCCGCTTACCGTCTTAAGCCTGATGATTCTAGAGTTATTCGCCTTGACAGTGACTATTATGTCATATCAGCTACGCTCTATCTCATGATTCGCAGGTATTTAGTTGCATTTAGAAAAGGAGATGGTTCTGCTGAGACTTTATTCCATTTATGACTCGAAGGCTGAACAGTTCAGCCCTCCACAGGTTTACCACAATGATATGCTTGCCTTGCGAGCCTTCGAAGGTTTAGTGAATGATGATAAAACGCTTATTAACAGTTATCCTGAAGATTTCAGTCTTCATTACATCGGTAACCTTGGCGATTCTGATGGCCGTTACTATATTGAAAGTTCTGATGAATCCCGCGTTCCTGTACTGGTTGGTCGCGCCATAGATTACGTGCAGGATATTGACAATGACTCGATTAAATGATAATCTAATATAGAGCGTATCAGAAAAAGGACGGTCTCGAAAGAGATCGCCCTTTTTTTGTACGCCACGCCCGCCGCGTCTAGGCGCGTATGAAAGGAGGTGAAACTGTGAAATTTAAGACAGCTTATGATCCTGTAGAAGAACATGATCATTATGGTATTGAATTTACTATGCCCTCTCTGACGGTCCAAGATGAGAAAGATGAAACTGATATCAACTATATTGTCAATAAATATGCCGACGGTCAGAAAGGCATAGCTACTCTCGATCTCGGTGATAGTTCGCAATACGCATTCCTTCAGTTCGGAGATGCAACGCTTCCCGGTGACTACAGTACAGCTCTAGAGCTTGTGTCTGGAGTTCGTGAAGAATTCTACAGTTTACCCGCTTATGTTCGAGCCAAATTCGGTCACGATCCCATGAATTTCATCAACCAATTGAACAATCCTGAAACGCTCGAATATCTTCAACAACAAGGTCTGTATGGTAGCAATCATACCTTTGATGAACCACAACAGTCCGTAAGTAGTAAACAAACACAAGAAAAAAGTAACACTTTAGAACTAAATAATGAAGAAACACAAAAATAGGCGTCACCGAAGCCAGTTACTTACTTGATGTAACTGGCGTAGGTGACGCAAAAATAATCTAAAACCTAATAATAATTCGCTTTAGGTTAATTATTAGGTTTACACTCTAAAGAAGGTGAAAAATTGGCTCGAAAAATTAGAGTTAGAGGTCATCGCTTCAGCGATGCTCCTGCAATGTACATGAGAAGGACCAAGTTCGATCGATCTCATGTTTATAAGACAACTTTCAATTCGGGTAAGCTTATACCTGTATTCGTTGACGAGGTATTGCCTGGCGACACCACAAGGATGTCTGTTAATTACTTCGCTCGATTGGCTACTCCTATTAAGCCTATCATGGATAATATATATCTGGACTGGTTTTTCTTTTTTGTCCCAAACCGCCTAGTATGGGACCATTGGCAAAACTTCTGCTTCGAGCAGGAGGATCCCGATGATAGTACTGATTATGTCATCCCTACTATGATGGGTAACGATAATGCAAACAATACTTATTTAGGCTCACTATGGGACTATTTCGGTTTGCCTGTTAACACGTCTAATACTATATCTGGTATTAGCGCTCTTCCATTCCGTGCTGTTTACCTTATTTGGAATGAATGGTTTAGAGATGAAAACCTCCAGAAATCCGTCAAGATCCAGAAAGGCGATACCAACGAAATATTGGATTCTTCTCGAGTTTCCGATCAACCTTCTTGGTTGTTCAAATCTGGAACTGACATTTTCCCCGGATATCCTTGTCCACCTCGCGGTAAGCGTCATGATTACTTCACTTCCGCTCTGCCTTGGACCCAGAAGGGACCCGGCGTATCTATAGGCCTTGCCGGTACCGCTACCTTAGTCGACCCTTCTCCTGTTTCAGGCTATTTCGTTCAACAGTCCAACAATAGCTTGGGTGCTGCTCAGCTGTCTGAAGATGGTGGCGTTCATAGTGTTTACACCGGCAACGGCACATTAACTTACCAAGGTGGTTATTCCACCTCTATAGCTGGTCACTCTGTTAACGGTTCTGGTTCGGCTACTGTTACCGCTCAACCCGGTTCTTCATGGCTATCTAAATCTGCTTATGCCGATTTGGATTCTTCTAGCATTTTCACCATCAACAGTCTGCGCACTGCTTTCCAGATGCAGAAGTTCTACGAACGCCTTGCTCGCGGTGGTAGTCGGTATACTGAAGTGCTTCGCTCTTTCTTCGGCGTTGTTTCTCCAGACGCTCGTCTTCAGCGCCCGGAGTTTTTAGGTTCCTTCACCAAGATGGTAAATGTCAATCCAATAGCACAAACTTCTGCAACCGATAACACGTCTCCTCAAGGCAATCTCTCTGCTTATGGTGTTACTGCGTCTAGATTCCATGGATTTACTAAATCTTTCGTCGAACATGGTTATATCATAGGCTTCGTCTGTGCCCGTGCCGATCTCACCTATCAGCAGGGCATTAATAAGATGTGGCTTCGTTCTACGGTTTATGATTTCTATTGGCCTACATTTGCGCATCTTGGCGAACAGGCTATTGAACTTCGTGAGATTTATGCTCAAGGTTCTGAAGCTGATACTACTGTTTTCGGTTATCAGGAACGTTACGCTGAGTATCGTTATAAGCCTTCGCAGATCACAGGCAAGTTCCGTAGTACTGTGACCGGTGGTAACCTTGACGTATGGCACCTGTCCCAGTTCTTCAGTAATGCTCCTACCCTGAATGAGGAATTCATTACTGAAAATCCACCCATTAAGCGCATTATCGCGGTTCAAGATGAGCCTGAGTTCTTACTCGATGTAGGCTTCCGTTACACTACTGTGCGTCCTATGCCTATGTTCGGTACGCCCGGCCTTGTTGATCACTTCTAGAAGGAGTTGGTTATATGTCATGGCTCTCTAATACATTAGGTAGTGTTGCTGGTTCCGTTCTTGGATCTGCAGTCCAGAATCATTACAATTCCGCTAATGCCGCACAGGCTAACGCTTGGAATGTTGAAAATTATAAACATCGTTATCAATGGGCTGTTGATGATATGCGTGCCGCTGGTCTCAATCCTATTCTTGCTGCAACTAATGGTATAGGCGGTTCTATATCTGGAGCCTCAGCTGCTTCCGTAGGTATGAGTGATATCGGTTCCACCATGAACTCTGCTAGAGCCGCTGGTGCCGCTGAGCGGCAGGCTAAGAATGCCGAGCACCTTGCGATATCTCAAATCGATAAAAACGTCGCAGAAGCCAATTCTACGCGTCAGGCGACCCATGGAATAGTTCTCGACAATGGCATTAAGGCTAATAATTTAAATCTTGCGGAACAAACGTATGAGAAGCGTCTCGGCTACGAACTTCAGCGTATGGATCAGGAACTTCAGAATTTAAGACTTCAAGGATCCTATCTTTCTTCAGGTATACTTTCTAATATCGCTTCAGCTAATCAATCTAATTCTGCCGCGGGCTTCGCGGCTCAAAATGCTCGTCTCTCGAAGCAGGAAGCTGATTTCTATGATTCGTTAGGCGTTGGTAATTCAGGCCTTGGTCACATTCTTCGTGGTATTGGCTATATTTTCAAGTGAAGGAGTATATATATATGTCTAATAAAACTACTATGATTCTGACTTTTATTGTTTCTGTTGTTGTTCCCTTTATCCAGGAAGTTGTGGATCTAATTGAAGCTCTTAAAGGTAGAGCTTCTTCGAATACTGTTACTGCTAAAAAAGTTGCTTCGGACTTTCAAACCGATGTTGCGCAGCTTGTTGAGCCAGTTGCTAATAAGAATGATTCTAAAAAAACTAGCCGTTTTTTCGGTTCTTGGAGGGATGCTAAATGAGACGACGTCGTTTATCTAAGCGAGGTTCTCGCCGTCTTTTCCGGCGTACCTCCAGATCTCGTCGTAGAAATTTTAAAAGAGTAGGACGAGGTGGATTTAGGATTTGACATTCTGACTTAATCCTGATACAATCGGTACAGGTGATTAATATGGTTTGTTATAATCCTATTCTTATGTGCCCGCTTGAAGGTGCAGTTACGAAAAGTGGAAAACAGCATTATAGTTTTTACGGTAGCCTTGCCACTCACCCTGAGCTTGCTGGCGATAGCCGTTTCATTCTTTGTGCCTGTAGACAATGCATCGGTTGTCGCCTCGAAAATAGCAGACAGTGGGCTGTCCGTGCTGTTCATGAAGCCCGTTCTTCGTCTTCTGCTTATTTCGTTACTTGCACTTTTGATGATTATCATTTGCCGCGTGATAAAAGTTTAAGCAAGAAATTTCATCAGACATTTATGAAGAATCTTCGTCGCGAGTATGGCAGTGGTATTCGCTTTCTTGGCTGTGGTGAATATGGTGAACTTCATGCTCGTCCCCATTATCATTACATTTTGTTTAATATTGATTTTGATGACAAAATTTTTCGGTTCCGTACAGACAGTTATAACACTTATACTTCTCCTCGTTTTGCCAAAGTATGGAAATACGGTATGCATCTTATTGGCGAGTTTAGTTTTGATGCTGCTGCCTATGTCGCTCGCTACATAGTAAAAAAGCAGACTGGTAAAAATGCTGAATCTCACTATAAAGGTCGTATTCCTGAGTTTATGATCGCGTCTAATCGCCCTGGTATCGGTGCCCGTTGGCTTGAAGAACATGGTGAAGAATGCTATGCTAACGATTATGTTGTTATTAATGGCAGAAAGATGCGTCCGCCTCGTTATTATGACAAGAAATTTGACGAAACGCATCCTCACTGGATGGAATACATTCGTAATAACCGCATTGAGAAGATGCTTCATAATTTGGAGAACAATACTTTTGAGCGTTTAGTTGACCGCTGCCGCGTTCAGGAAAGTAAATATAAACATTTTCTTGGTAGAAAGCTTGATAAATTATTATGACTGTGTTATTATTAAATCAGAAACGAGGTGATACTTATTAGTGAACTTGAATCTGTTAAAAAATTTTGTTGTAAGCGTAATATTTCTTTTGACTATTCTTTTCGTGGCAGTAAATATGCCGCTTACTGTCTTAAGTCTGGTGATTCTAGAGTTGTTCGTATTGATAATGAGTATTTTGTTATATCAGCTACGCTTTATCTTATGATTCGTAGGTATTTAGTTGCACTTAGAAAAGGAGATGATTCCGCTGAGACTTTATTCCATTTATGACTCCAAGGCTGAACAGTTCAGTCCTCCTCAGGTTTATCACAACGATATGCTTGCTCTGCGAGCTTTTGAAGGTATAGTTAACGATGATAAAATGCTTATTAAAAAATATCCTGAAGATTTTACTTTGTATTATGTTGGCAATCTTGGTGACAGCAACGGTCGCTATTACGTTGAGAATTGTGACGAGTCCCACATTCCTGTCGTGGTTGGTCGCGCCATAGAATATGTGCAGCCTGTTGACAATGATTCTGCTAAATGATAATCTAATAAAGAGCGTATCAGAAAAAGGACGGTCTCGCAAGAGATCGCCCTTTTTTTGTACGCCACGCCCGCCGCGTCTAGGCGCCAGCGAAAGGAGATGAAACTATGAAATTTAAGACAGCTTATGATCCTGTAGAAGAACATGACCATTGCGGTATTGAGTTTACCATGCCCTCTCTTACAGTTCAGGACGAGAAAGATGAGACTGATATCAATTACATCGTAAACAAGTATGCAGATGGTCAGAAAGGCATAGCTACTCTGGACCTCGGCGATAGTTCGCAATACGCTTATCTGCAGTTCGGAGATGCAACGCTTCCTGGCGACTACAGCACAGCTTTAGAGCTTGTGTCTGGAGTTCGTGAAGAATTTTACACTTTACCGGCAAAAGTTCGAGCAAAATTTGGTCACGATCCTATGAATTTCATCAACTGCTTGAATGATCCTGCAACTCTCGAATATCTTCAACGAGAAGGCTTGTACGGTAGCGAATTATCTTCTGATGAACTACAACAGTCTGTAAGTAGTGAACAAACACAAGAAAAAAGTAACACTTTAGAACAAAATAATGAAAAAACACAAAAATAGGCGGCACCGAAGCCAGTTACTTACTTGATGTAACTGGCGTAGGTGACGCAAAAATAATCTGCAACCTAATAATAATTTGCTTTAGGTTAATTATTAGGTTTACATTTCGAAGAAGGTGAAATTTTGGCTCGAAAAAAAATAAGAGTTCGAGGACATCGCTTTAGCGATGCTCCTGCAATGTAC